TATGTTTGTTGGTGCGCCCACAGGATTCCACACTCAGGATGGTAAGCCTTGCTGCATAAGGCGTTTACAAATATTGATTATAGAACTACTGTATAGACTACTGTAATAAACAAAAATGACGCTATTTAACGTCATTCTGTTTGGGGTTGTTCGGTGCGTTAAGTATATCATCGATTTTGGGTTTCAACCACTTGTTAGGTCTACCCTTTAGATCGGGCGCTGGCAAGAAGCCGCTATCACGTTTTGTCTGTACGGTGGTAGTTGAAGCCCAGCCAAAGAGGTTTTTGATATCAGCGGTGGTGTAATATTTACCAGTCATGGCAGCGTCCTTATTCTATAGGTAGTCAGTAAAGAAAATGGATTGGTCATGGGCGGGTTGCAAATCTACCTATGACCAATATTGATTATTGTCTAAAATGACAGGCAATCATTGCCTTCAAGTCGCCATTTATTTATCAAGTGATTGATATCATCAATAAAATTAATAACATCATCTTTCATGTTGGCGTATGCGTGCATATCTAAAGCGTGGTAATTAAGAATATTGATATAACTATCAAAACCTTCTAGACTTCCACTTTCAAAAATTTGATAGGTAAAGTTTCGCTTATTAGTCATAACTAGCTCAGCACGCCAGCGTCATGAGGTAAAGCAACGTTCCATAACTAAATCATCGGTAAGCTCATAACCGTAGACCACATAAGGTGTATCTACATCAACAATCTCAATCATTTCGGCATCATCAAGGATAGGGTGGTTATGATTTACAGCCCGCTCTGATCGCATACCAATATTAATCAAACTTCTTTCACTGTTTTTCATATTGCTTGAGTTGAAGGTAAAGCCGTTAATCTTGACTAAATCTTTATTATCGGCTTGCCTGTATAAATGCGATTTCCAAGCTTGATTGGCAAAGTCTATCTGACTGCGATTATACAAGCCGTAAAAGCACCCGTATAACTCAGCCTCAGTCATTTTGCTACTTAGAAATGACTGGTAGATATCAAGCCAGATTGGGTTAATTTTATTAACCTTCATCTGTCACCTGACTTTCTGCTTCTACTACTTCACTGGCATCAACAGTATCAGTATCAGGCTCAACAACATCAGGCGTGTCAACAAAGCACTTAAGCTGATTGTCAAACTCAATACCATCTACACTTTTGGCAGCCGTCCAAATATCGATCTTCATTTGCTTGTATAGCGGGTGGGTAGGCTTTAGAAAGTCAATAAGGGTATTAATGTGCTCAGCGCCATCAATACGGATTAGCTTAGCCCTTAGGTCATTAAGTTCTTTTTGAGCTTTGGCAGCTTCTAGTGACAAGCTATTAATATGGTCTTTGGTAGCCTGAATGATAATACCAATGATATTTTGACCGCTGTGATTAGGCTCATGATTACGCCACCTCAATCATTAAGCTTTAATTAATACTCTTATAGCTTACTTTGGTTAGGTTCTGAGCCTGTCTGTTGTACTCATTATCTATAGCTTCAACAACCTATCTTCTTGTTAGCTGCTTATCACTAATAAGGCTAAAGTTAATGCCTGGGCCAAATAGCTTATGCTCGAAGTGAATGATTAAGTTTGGCTTGTTAAGGCTTGAGTTGCCGCCAAAATTGCTGCTATTTCTAGCTACCCGCGCAAAGTTTTCATCATCTAAAACAAGCAACTCGCTATTACTTTATGAGCTGTCGCATTGAAATAGCTGTTGTTGCATAGACAAGTGCCATCTGTCGAGTAAAACTTGTATGGGTAGATGACCTGTGCGTTGTCGCTGAACGTAACTTGATTTTCTTGGTTGGAATGTGCCATAATCTTATCCTTAGTTGTGAAAGCCCCTATCTGATTCGAGTCGGTTGGGGGTTTTTTATTGCCTGAAATCAGGCGGTTGTTAAGGCGTTATTTCTTTGCATAACTTGATAATACACGCAGTGTGGTTTGATAGTCAATAGAATATAAAATAAATCGCGTGGCGTGTCTTTATAGACGGCAAAAAACCCGCTCAATAGCGGGTTATATAGTTTTTCTAATTTGTACAGCGTGAATTCCTACCAGTAGCTAGTTATTTTATTTCTAATAATGCCAATCAGCGTGTAGTCATTTACAGAGATTGCGCCATCACTAGGTATATCTTTATTTAATTGAGTCAGATAAAAATCACCTTTAGAGTTGCCCAAAACAACTTTCTTTATAACAGCGTATTTAGCACCTTTATGCTGAGCAACTACAAAATCCCCGTCACTTATACTTATACCATCAACATCGGTGTGAGGTTCTACACAAGCATAATCACCTGCTTTAAACTCAGGCATCATGCTATGACCCACAACAACTAATGCAAAAGAATTGGCTGAGAACCCATCGAGCCGCTTTATCCATCCTAATTTCTCAACATCGACATCCTCAGAGAATCCCTTGCCGTCAAACCACTCTAAAAATAATCTGCTATAGCTATCAACAGATATCATTTCAACAACAGGCATATCATCCTTGTGCTTCAAGATATGACTTTTTTTATGGTCATCACTACTCATACCAGTAAGTATCTCGACTTGGTTCTTATAGCCATCCTTAGCCCCAGTCAAAATATAATTAGCATCAACGCCATACAACAAGCCAGCATCAAGCGCTCCTTCTTTAGATACGCCCCTACTGCCCCAGTTGGTTACTGTTGAAGCACTTACCTTCAAATCATTAGCAATGTCAATCTTACGCTTGTTGCCTGATACCTTGTGCAATCTCTCCATGCTGGCGTGCATATCCTGCCCCTTATTAATAGTCATCTATATTAATGGTGTTTAGTTATTATATTACATCTATATCAAAAAAACACGCTATGTAAATATAATACTTGGAAATACCTATTGCGAAACAAATACACATCAAGTATATTTTAATGGTACACACAAAGAAAATTGAGAATATTATGAATGACAAGCTAATTATCGAGAGGCTGGGCGGCGTCAATGTTGTATCAAAAGCGCTTGGCTATGAATACAACACTGTCTACAACTGGACAACTCGCGGCATATCTGCATTTGCCAAAGTTAAATATCCACACCTATTCATGCCAGCCAAGCTAAGCGACTTAAAGAAATTGGAAGTCACTAAAAAATAGGCAATAAAAAAGCGTTGATGACTGTAATCACCAACGCTTCACTTCTAAACACAACAAATAGGATTATAACAGATGAATATCTTAACTCAAAACTCAAGCTTAACAATAAGCAGCTTACAGATAGCTGAAATGCTAGGCAGCCGTCATGACAAAGTTAAGCAGTCAATCGAGCGCCTTGCAATAAACGGTGTAATTATCCAACCCCCAGTGGGGGTTGAACAGTCTACTGATGCAATGGGGCGTAATCGCCTTACTCAAGTTTACGTTTTCGCTGATGAACAAGGCAAGCGTGACAGCATTATCGTAGTTGCTCAACTATCGCCTGAGTTCACAGCTGTATTGGTAGATCGCTGGCAAGAACTAGAAAGACAACAAGCACAGCCAGTGTTTCAAATACCGCAAACCCTTGGCGAAGCGTTACAGCTTGCAGCTAATCAAGCGTTACAGATTGAGCAATACAAGCCTAAGGTTGATCACTACAACGCGGTGGTTGAGCGTAAGGGCTTATTGAATGCCACGCAGGTTGGTTTAAAGCTGGGTATGTCAGCGATAGCGCTTAACAGAATATTAGAAGAGATAGGCGTCTATAACAAGTCAGTGAAGCGGTCAAGAGTCTTTAAGCAAGCATTCGTGAATAAAGGCTATGGCGTGCTTAAACAGACCGAACAAGGTCAAACACAGTCGTTATTTACGATATTAGGCGAGGCGTGGGTTATTGAGAAGTTGCAATGTGAGGGCGTTGCATAGCAGACAAAAAACAAGCCCGTTCAGACGGCAATCTAAACGGGCTTCAATACTAATTCGACGAGGTAATTATAACATGTTAACAGAAAAAATAAAATACATATTAGGCGCAACGCCAGAGCTTAAAGCTCAAGAGGGTATTCATAACTTTATCAAGCACTTAGATATAGCCTTAACAGAAGCCAAAGAGTCATCACTACTATCAAATACCGACTACCTAAAGATTGTCATATCTGAACTAATTGACAAGCATGGTGCTACTTATGAAACAGAGCAAGCCAGCTATACAGAAAGGCAAAGAAAAAGCAATTTAACCGATATAGAGATACTTAGAAGAGCGTTGAAGCCAAAGCACAAGAAAGCGGTATTAGTTAGAGATAAGTACAGGTGTGTGAATTGCGATAGTCACCAAAGCTTATGCGTAGATCATAAAACACCTTTGTCCAGAGGTGGCGACAATAGCAGTGAAAACCTACAAACATTATGTCGCTCATGCAATAGAAGCAAAAGTACCAAAACAATGAGCGAATGGTTTGGAGGTAATCATGACTAACACTAAACGAAAATTTGAATATGGGTTTACCTCGATAGATAACCGATTGTTTTACCTACAACAAGACCTCACGCCTAGCCAATTTAGTATTTTTGTCAGAATCTACAGAGAAACCGAAGGCTATGAAGGAAGACCAAAGGCGCTGGCTGGCACTTACTTCCAAAAAGCGTGCAATATGAGCAAGAACACTGTTACAGACGCAATAAAAAGGCTTGTGGCAGAAGGTCTTATTTTTGTCAGAAAGAAGCCAAGGTCAACGTCACTCTATTTAGTAAATCTTGAGAGAATGGATGATATGTACCAGGAAATCAAAGGGAAAATCATAGATGAATTTGAGAGTATGACCAGTGAGGATGACCTATCTATCCCAAATATTGGGATTCAAGACGGTGATAATGACAATCTTGATTCCCAATATCTGACCATGACTATCCCAAAATCTGACCATTTGATTCCCAATATCCGACCATGTGATTCCCAGATATTGGGAAGTAATAAAGAAACATATAAAGAAATGTATAAAGAAACATATAAAGAAAATATATGTGTCGATGACCAAGGCAAACACCCCGACAATGATTCTACCAATCCATTTTTAAATCAATCTAAGAATGAAGAGTCAGTGGTCAAGAAAAACACTAAGCGAGGCTCAAGTACAGCAAAACTGATAAACATACCGTTTGAAGAATTTTGGTCAGCATACGATAAAAAACAAGACCGCGCCAAATGTGAAAAAAAATGGGACTCATTAACAGACGAAGAGAGATTGCTGACAATGAAGCACTTGCCAGCTTACATCGAGTCAACGCCGAATAAGCAGTATAGAAAGCACCCTGCTACATATCTTAATAGCGAGGCATGGAATAACGAAGTAATCAGCAACCTACCAACAGTCATCAACAACAATCAAGGATATAACAATGGACAACAACAATCAGCTAGCCAGCCAGCTTCAAACGCAGACTTATACCAACAGCAACTCAGAGAGCAGTTCGGATTATCAAGCGAAACCCTCAGAACAGTTAATTAAGTTTCTAATAAATCTATTCAGTACATGGAAGGTATCGCACGCTACAAAGATGAAAGACCAAGATTGGGGTAAGCAGCGCATAGAGCTTTGGGCAATAGCACTGACTGACTTGAGAGCTACCAAGCAAGAATTAGAAAGGGCGCTCAGAAAGTCGATATCTCAATCATGGTTGCCAACCACCGCAGCAGACTTCTTAGAGCTAGGCAGGCAGGCAAGCAGTGAATACCCAGATTCTTACATTGCTTACGTCAAAGCAGCAAACAGAAATTACTTGCACCCAGCAGCTCATGAAACAGCAAAAAGGATTGGAATAGAGAAGTTAGCAGGTGAGCCTGAATATACCACCCTCAAGATTTGGAATGAAGTTTACAAGACGGTATGCACAGAACACAGTCAGGATAGCGTCAAATTCAATCAGAACCTAGCCGAGATTGAACGAAGCAAGCAGAATGATAAAAAGGTACTAGAAGCACCCAAAATGAGCTTAGAAGAGCAATCAGCGATAGCAGACAAATACATTAACTTAATTAGGAAATCACTATGAACAACTTACAAAAACCGTTACATCATTTGCAAACAGAGCACTCATTACTAGCCAGCCTTATGAGTCTTGATAATGGTTATAACAAAATCTCAGAAATTATATGTGAAGACGATTTTTCGTTTGAGCAGAACCGCTTGGTTTTTAGAGCTATCAAGAAGCTATCTGAGGACGGCAACCCTGTTGATGGCGTAACAGTACATGACCAGCTTGAACGTACCAAGACGCTTGACAGCGCTGGCGGGGAGTCATACCTCGCTGTGATAATGAGCGTTGGTATATCTACCTTGTTTAATTTGGAGTACAACGCTGAGCGTATCAAAGAGCTATCACAGCAACGCCGTATTCGCTCAGTGCTGGTTGACGCTCATTCTGTTATCAACGACGACGGCAATGATGTTGATGTAAAAATCAGCAATATCGTCTCAGAGCTGCTAAAAGTATCAGCAAATGATAATGACGCTGACAACCAATCTCAGTCAATCAGTAGCTTGATTGAAGGCTTTATAAACAAGCAATCAGACTTGATGAAAGGTATTAAACCAAAATCTCAGATAACAGGCTTCTTTGACTTAGACGAAAAAGCACCGATTCAAAACGGAAACCTGATTGTATTGGCAGCTAGACCAGCCATGGGTAAGACGACACTTGGATTGAATAAGTTGTCGAACATGGTTGAGGAGCATAGAGTTCTTGATTGTGATGACAATGTTATCAGTGAAAAGCTAGGCGTCATATTCTCATTGGAAATGACTAAAGAGGAAATAATGGAGAAATATATATCAGCTGCAGCAAACGTTGATATGAAAAGCTTAAAGAATGGCACGCTCAGTGAAGACGAATGGGCGCGTGTATTTAAAATTATAACCAAGATTAAGAATGGCTACCCGCTGCATGTTGATGACAGACCGAAATTAACCTTTCAGCAAATCAGATCTAGATTAATACAACTTAGATCGCAAGGTCATGATATTGGCGTGGTAGTGGTTGATTACTTGCAAATCATGGGCGGTCTTGACGCAAACAACTTGACCAACTCACTTGCCGAAGTCACAAGTAACTTCAAGGCGCTTGCTAAAGAGCTTGATTGCCCTGTCATTTTACTGTCACAGCTTAACCGCGAGTTAGAAAAACGCCCTAACAAACGCCCAATTAACTCAGATTTACGGTCATCAGGTTCTATTGAGCAAGACGCGGATATCATTATTTTTGTCTATCGTGATGAAGTCTATAACGAAAACAGTGAGCATAAAGGGATAGCAGAAATAATCATCGGTAAGAATAGACACGGTGAAATTGGCACGGTAAGGCTTAGATTTGATGGCGCTAGATCGAAGTTTACCGATATTAACGACTTTACGCCTCAGTACGATGAAGACGGACACCCATTTCACGCATAACTACCAGTAACACCATTTAATCACAGCCAAACATCACTCACAGCCTAATAAAACCACTAGATATTAATGTAGCCAAGACAGTAACAGCTACCTTATACGGCAAATGAGAGGCTATAAAATGATTAAGTTCTTAATGCTTAGCAATCATGATGATTTATTAGATCATACATCCCACCAAGGGTTCGAGATAAACGACACAACCCGCCAGCGCGTCATTGGCTAGGTCAAAGCAGAAATTGCCAGCCAAGCACACTTCTATAATTACGCACTTGATGAAAAAAATCGACGCTCTCATGAGTTCAGTTGACGATTTTGAGTTTGACGGTCTGCTATTTGAATTTAGCAACGTTGAGCTATCCATAAACATTACAACCAAATTGGAGTGCTTGATGTGAGAAATACCAAGAAGCGTACCAAGTACAGTAACGTTAAAGTTATCATCGACGGTATCAAGATCGATAGTAAGAAAGAAGGCGCTCACTACTACAAGCTCAAAGACCAGTTAGCCGCTGGCAAGATATCTAACCTTACCTTACAGCCAAAATTTGATATTGCTCAGAGCGTTATCTTAGATGGTACTAAAAGACGAATCAGATATTACATTGCTGATTTTAGTTACATCGACAGCGCTGGCAAGTTAGTGGTTGAGGATGTTAAGGGCTTCAAGACAGAAATGTACAAGCTTAAGCGTCATTTGGTTAAAGAGATACACGGCATAGAGGTGGTTGAGATATGAAACAGATAACCATGATTAGTGTCTTAGACGACTATATCAGTGCCTCAAACCTGACCAAATTAGCGATCTACAACCTGAATGGTGTCATATAGCCAGTAGCTATAAGCGACACGCCAGCGGGCAAGTAAAGTTTTGGCATATCAGAAATCAGAAATCAGAAAGTCTTTACCATGCCAATCAAGCAGTTTAATGACCAATACATAACCAAATAATAGTTTGGTGACATTTAGATTAGATATAGAGATTGTATAGAAGGCGTATAGAGAATAGTTTGTGATTTAGGTATTGACGGTTATATAACGCACCATGTATTACTAGTGTCATACTAGCAAGGTACATTACTTAATTATCAAAGACTTAAATCATGGACGACTTCTTATTCGTAATCGCATTTACTAAGGAAATCATTATTGAGCACAATGGCCTTGAAGGCGCTAAAAAAATGATGACGGGCTATAACTCAAAATGCAAAATATTTGAGCTTGGTCATAGTCGCAAGGTTCAGAATATAATTAATGAACTATTTTATGAAGGTAATGACAACCTAGGTGATGATATCAATATGATTAAAATAGTGTATCGCAATGAGCAGGCTGGCGTGATTTGTATTTAGCCTAAATTAAGCCCTATATAAGATGATTTATTTGGGGTTCTTGGGGTTACATATATAACGCATATGTATAAAAACACATCCATAGGGTAGCTTCCATAAGGATTAAGACAATGACAAACACCATCAAAATCCTAGTACAAAATCAAAATGTCGTTAACCGCTTCATTGGCATCATTGCTGGCAAGTACAAAGAGAGCTTAGAAGCCTGAACCATGAGCGGGTTTGATAAAGGTGTGTTTATAGTCAAATGCTTTTATGAAGCGACTGGCAGCTCTAAGAAAGACGTTTTTGACCTAGTGTTTGGCAACGGTAGCTTTGACCAATACCCAGCTGACGATATAACATTGCTGAGCTAGTAAACCTAAAGCCCTGCTATAAGTAGAGCGATTACTTAAATAAGGATAAACCCATGATCAACAAAACTAAAGACTATCGATTAAAAGCCAATTCCAATTATGAGGCAAAAGTTAAGCATAAGGTTATTATCTTAAGGTCACAAGACCAAGCACTGATCCCAATCCTTTTAACCCTTTGGTAAGAAGGCTTTTGTCTGAGCATTATGGGGTCGAGAATATAGAGATATAGCTTGATGGTTGATGGTTGATGGTATTTAAAACGATAGCTATTTGTTTACGAACGTTCACATAGGCGGGAAAGAATGGATATCGTTATAAGGCTTGAAGAGTGGGGTAGATGGTCAAATGCTTTTGACTTTGGCACAGGGTTCAAGCCGATATGGGGAGCTATAGAGGCACGCACCAAGTACTGATACTTAAGCGCAAATTAAGCAAGCCCTTAATCACAGATGATGAGTCTGCCATGATTGATAAGGCGGTATTAAGACTTCACTATAATCATCCGCTGCTAGCCAAGATAATCAAGAAAACCTATATTAGCCAAAATTCTATCCATGAAGTTGCCCGCTATCATGTCACACTGTTGGAATTTCCTGAGCAAGCCAGCCTTGATTGGAATGATCCAAATAAGCGCAAGGTTGCCGACAAAGTAGTCAGGTCAATGCTAAAAGTGGCGCATGATATCGTTGAGCAGGAATTGAACTATATTGAGAGTAAGCAACGCAAAAATGGGTAATCGCCCCTGTTACATCACTTTTTTGACTGTTTGGCAGTGATACCTAAATAGTAACTATTAAAACTCTAAAACTTGATACTATCATGACCCTATCGGGCTCGGCTAGTAAAAACAGATCGATAATAAAGTTTGATTTAACATAAAAATAGACTTATTAATGAGACATGATTCAAGAACTGGAGGCACATATGTTAGTAATCGCTGATAAGTTGATGATCTTATTCAGGCCAGTAAAACACATGAATAGTCTTATTGATTTCGAGAAAATTCAGGGAAAATCCTCTATCATTATAGTTGTAAGTTGTTGAAATTTCTCACCAGATAATATATTCGCCTTGATACCATTCCATGTCATATAACCATGGCCATCAATAATGTCAAAAATATCATTATCGTGCATATTTAGAACTTCTAGTAGATCTGGTAACGCTAAGTAGTTAAGTTCAAGAGATATACTATCTTTTAATTCATCTGAATTTAACTGAGCGACAGAATGATTGTTATCAGAATTTTCTAGCCAACCTAAATGCTTGTTTTTGACTTTCATGAGCGTCTGGCTGATAAAGTCATCTCTAGAGCTAATACTAGAAAACTCTCTTATTGAACATATAGTATTGCTTAAGCTCTCCTCCATTTCCTCTATATAGCTTTTTTGAGAATCCTTTGTAAGCTCAACATCATCGTAGCTTGTACTTGTATCAGAGAAGCTTTCGGCTAAATTAATAGATAATTGTGATAAGTAGTACAGGTGAGTTTGCGCTACCATAACAGTATATTCATCACAAGCGTCATACTCCCGTAAAATGCGATGTATAAACGTAATACAAGCTTGGATAAAGAAATAATCATCATCAAATGTAAAGAGGATATTCTTATAAAAATAGGTTGCGACTACTTTATTAAATTCGCATATTAGGTATTCATGATTACTTGACTGGCTATCCTCATGAAGGGCTTCCAATAAGTCGGATATAACTGTAAATTTATTAACTGAGAAGTTTAGATTTTTAAAGTTTCTCAAAACTTCGTGCAAATCAGAAAAACCAGAGACCATCCCAGATTCTGTGTAACTGCCATTTAGATTAAATGCCTGCTTATACGGTCATCAAACATAATCATAAAGCGATTTAAAGCAGACGTCCAGTTACGGATTGGCATCGACCACTTTTTAGACGCCTGCTGGGTGGCTAAGTACACCACTTTAAACGCTGCCTGATCAGAGGGGAACACCTTACGCTTATTCACCGCCGTCCGAATCACACTGTTTAGCAACTCTATCGCATTGGTGGTATAAACCGCTTTTCTGATGTCTTT